GCTGACGTGGCAAACTATCCGATGTCAAAGAATTGCGGGATTTGTAGTAATTGACTGCCTCATAGAATCCACGCACAGCTGGCTCAATTAAGTCTTGTTTAAGGCCCATCTCACCCGGCATCGTATTGGATCTTGTTGGATCAACAAGCCGCTCAATGGCTGCAACAAAAGAACTGTGGGTTCCTAGTGGAGATCCACCAATAGCAAACTCTGATATTTGCTTAGATGATTTCTTAATTAAGTCATAGAAAATAGATGGTGCATCTTTAGAGCCTGATGTAAATATCTTACTGATATCGCTAAAACCTTGGAGCATTGGTTGCTCTGAGAGGTATTGATATATACCAATGGTAGCGCCCATAGCCATCTTCTCTAAGTCTGAGCCACCATGAGTCATTTGTGCATACTCGCCAGACGTAGCACCAATTCCAAGCAATGTAGAAATTGGCTCTAGACCAGCATAAGAAATATAGACCTTATCTGGCCCATACTTAACTGAAGTAATTTTTTCAAACTCAGCAAGCAAGTCAGGATCTATGTCAGCCTTATTAAATACAATTGAAAACTGTTGCCAGCCTGTACCTTCCAAAGCCTTCTTATCATCCATCCGCATTGGGCCATAGCCTGTTAGCTTGCCTTCAAATACACCAGCACTTACTGAATAAATCATCGCCCCGCCAAGAGTAACGCGAGCCATTGCTTGGTCTCTGCGAATACCGCCAGCATTGAAGTCACCCCAGAATCTTGGGCTTGCAAAGTTTAAGCCTGGAGTTCTAGCCAAAGCCTCAAGAGCAATATTGGTTGGGGTTTTAACGAATGGTACAAATATCTTGATTAATGGATTTTGAGCAGCTGACTGCAATCCCTGTAACGATTGCTCTAACTCTCGTGTAAATGTAACTGTACGAGATACGGCCTTGGCAGCCTCATCAATATCTGGTGTTGGATTAGCAAGCAAACTAGCAGTTAAATCAGATGCCTGTTTGGCTGCCTCATCTGGAGTTAAGCCAGACTGTATTAACTTTTTATATGTCCTATCACCCTCTCGAACTGCAAGAGCGTTTAATTCCATACGATAGCCAACTGCTTTAAAGAACTCGTCCTCTGCCATAAGCGCTCTGCCTGGCAATGTAACGAACTTACCCCAATATCGCAATCCATTACCAAGCGCTTTGCCTGTTTCTGAATCGCCAAAGTCAATGTCAAATGCATCGCGCCCAACTCGGCCAGTTTCAATCTTGGTGAATGGATCAGTTGAAGTATTTTTAATAAATGCTGTACCAGCTATTTCTCCACCTTCTCTAATACCTTGTAGGAATCCAGCAGCTTGAGCATATACCTCATTCATTGAGATAGCCTCTTCTCCACCTTTAAACAATAGGTTTCTGCCTTTACCTATAAATGATGCAACAGCTCGCTCTGGCATCTGCAATGCGCCAAAGAATAAATTACCAGCTATGTTCTTAGCGTGGGTTACTGGGCTAGATAGCAAACCATTAATCCAAGTAGAGAACCATACATCTTTAAGAGTTCCTGAGATTGATTTATCTGCAAGGTTTGCCATTGCTGCCTTACTAGATAGAGCTGTGTACTTGTTAGCCAAATCAAATGCAGACTCAATACCACCAGCCTCAGTCATTAAGCCAGCCAGCATTTCACCTCTGTTAACTGATGACTGCCTTGCCTGAGAGAAGATACCAAGGGATCTAGCAATATCTACTTGTCTACCTTTAACTGCTTTGGCAACAACACCCTCGTAAGCAATGGCTTGCAAGAACTCAGAAGATAGCTCGTCTGTTAATGTGCCATTGGCTTTTGCCTCTTTAACTTTTAAGCCTAAATCATATGTTCTATTGCTGGCATCAGATTGAACCAATAGCATCTTGTATGCTTTGCCGTAGTCAGCTTCTGTAGCTACAGCTGGATCTAGCAACTTAGCAACGAATGTCTCATCGTATCCTTCAGCAGATGCCTTGGCAGCAAAATCTGTATAGCTAATTCTTTCAAACTTATCTGCGCCAACTGATCTAGCAACAGCCTCAATATGCTGTTTAAAAGCATCTGGGCCATCAATCAAATCTAGGTTAAATACAGTCTTCGGCACACCAGCTGCAACCTCTGCTGATGTTGGTGAGGGTTTACCCGTAGTCGGCATTGTTGGAGTGGCTTTTTCAATAGCCTCTGCCTGTGCTGGCTTGGCCTCTTTAATAACGCTATAAGGCCCTATTTTCCCTGTCTCTGTACCTTCGGGTAGGATAGGTCTTTGTGTGCGCTTAGGAGCCTTTTTAACAGCCTCTCTAAGCATTCCTGTAAGACCAGCCACTTGGGTTGGCTCAAACTCAGGATTTTGATCTGTTAGCGCTACTGGGTCTACTGGCTCGGACTCTGGTGGCAGCGCAGCAACATCTTGCTCTACTGTAGAGAGTTCATCTAAGCGCTCGTTTAATGGCTTTATAGACATTATTTATTATCCTCTTGTTGCATTGCAGCGCCAGCTCCACCTACAGCAAATAATGGTTGACCTTTAGTTAAAACAGATTCTTTCATTTTAGGGGTAACGTCAATGTATTGGATTTGAACAGAACCATCTCTAGGAGAAATAAACATATTCATTTGACTTGTTTTAGCATCCCACTTCTTAGCGTACTTGTCTAAGAACTTAGGTAGGATTGTGTCGTAAAAGCCTTTCATGCCTTCACCGCCAACCTGTAAGTCAATGCCTGAGATTGTTCGCAATGTTCCTTGAGGCTCTTGGTCAAGCAACTTTTTAGCTGGCTCCTTGCCAATATAGTCAGCAAGATTATCCTTTGTAACGCCAGTTTGTTTAATTACTGTATTACCTTGTTTATCATAAGCAACTAAGTTTGTACCGCTTAGACTAACTTCACTAATCTGCTTACTCAAATCATAGCGCTCTGCCTGAGTCTTGCCAGTAGTAAACGCTACTCGGTCATAGCCACCTTCTGATGCAAGTTGGATAGCACGTTTGAGGGCAAGTTCATGCCATGTGGTTTTGAATGGTGCATCAGGAACTAATTTGTCTTTATTAAAGGCTTTTTGTGCTATTTCTGTATATTTTTCTACTTCATCTAAATACTTTGCCATGCCATTAAAATCGGTACTTCGCACTAAAGATGTTGATAATTTGTCAGCTTTTGCTTCGGTAAAACCATTTTTTAAAAAATCTGCTTTAATTGCTTCTCTAGCACGAGTTGGAAGATTAAATTCATAATCATGCAATTCTTTAACTGCATTGCCAGTTTGGTAACCCTTCTTGCGCCCAGCTTGATGCCAATCAGATTGCACCTCTTCTACAAATAGCACTTTCTTGCCGTCAGCATCTACTCGGTCATTGACTCGCATATGGGCTAGAATATTTGGTTGGTCAAAGTGTTGAGACATAAAGCCACCTGAGACCGGTTTAATTCCAGAGTACTCGCTACCTTTCTCATACATTTGTTTTGCAACATTCATAATCTGCTCATCGCTTAATCCTTTGTAGTTATCAGCTACATTAAACTCATCAGAAAATGTTGCAATTTCTTTGTTGTCATATTTAATGGTATATGTACCTTGTGATACAGACTGTCTGTTCCTAACAATATCAACTTTTTCTGGATCAAACTTATCCTTGCTTGGCAAAGTCAGCAATATCTCTCTGTAGTTCTCGCCACCCGGTAAGGTGTATTTAGAGAATTTAGTTGGCGCATCCATGCCAAGGCCCTCAAGGTCTAACTTTTCTGCACGGGTATTATATAGCTCAGCTTCTTTAAAGAATTTATCTGCTAATGCTTTATTGCCCATGCGTTGAGCCATTTGCCCATCTGTAATAGCCTCGTCATATAGCTTATAAAGACTATCCGTTGTGCTTCTATCTCTAATATTCATTAAACGAATCATCTCGTCATACTTTTCTTCGCCAAAACTAGGGTCATCAATAGGATGCTGTTTAAGCTTTGACCATTCATTTTCGAGCTGTTGCAATCTAGCTGGATCGTATGTCTCTTGTTCTCCAAGACGAACCTCTTTAATCTCAACTCGATTCTTGTCTAGGTACTCTTGAACCTCAGCCTTGGTAACTGTTTTCTTAGACTTCAAGAAATCATCTAATCCTGTCCATTTAATCTCATCTGGTTTAACTCCGGGAGTCTTTTCAATCTGCTTTAGGAATTGCTCGCCAGTTCCCTTTGGTTGCTGGATAGCATCTACAGCATCTTTAGCTGCTGAATAGAATCCAAGCTCACTAACACCTTCGCCAACCATCTGCGTACTCATGCCTACTGGCATACCCTTGGTAGTTTGTACTGCTTTAGTTGCACCCTTAACTACCTTTGGCACATCCAATAAGCCTGGTGCTGGCAAGAACTCTCCAACTTTCTGTGCTATGTCAACTGTCTTTTGGCGCTCTGCTGCATTTGGTGCGCCAGCTGGTATAACTGGTGGCAAAATATTGCTTTGCAAAACCTCTTCAGAGGTTGGGAACATACGTTTTCCCATTACGGCCTCTGCGCCCTCTTGATTAATCATATCAACGATAGAGCGGATGTCTCCAGGCAAACCGATTGTTGCCCCTGTTGCACCTCGCAAAGCGCCAGCCAACGTATCCAATAAAGCAATTAATGGCTTGTCTAAACCACCAGCCTGTGCTGATTGTTGAGGAGTAACACCAGCTCTGCCAAGACGAACCCCAGTTTGTGGAACGTCAGACGTTACTGGGCCAGCTGCTAACAATGTAGCTGACTGATCGATTGGCAAGACAAAGTCTTTAGCCAAGTCATCCATGAATCGTTGGTCAATCATTTTTGAATAGCCCTTACTTGTCTCATAATCTTTTTACGCACATCTTCTTTATCAACACCGGCTCGTTTTAAATCTGCATCAGTCCAGTTCTCTTTATATTCAAGATTACTTTCTTTAGATATTCTTTCAAGCTCTGTTCTAGCTGTTGTTTTTGCAGTAACTGAATCAGATATTTCTTTTTGCTTAACAAGTGTTTGAGCTGCTTCCATAGCATTGAATGGCAAGCCAGCATTTAAGGCATCTTGTTTCTGTTGTGCTAATGTTGCTTTGGCTCTAGATGATTTTGCTTTAGAATCCTCTAGGCCTGGAGATAGTGGATCATTAATCCCAAGGGTGTTGTCAATAAACTGTCTAGCAGCGCCCATGTCTTTCTCGTTGCCACGAGCAATCTTCTTGAGGGTGTTTGCCTGTCTCCAAGATATCTGACCATTCTTAGCAAGGGTATCTATGTCATTCTCGCCCAACTTACCTCTATCTGCTAATGACTCAAAGTTGCCGTAGTTCTGTGGATTAGCACCGGCCAAATCACCATTGAGCCAAGCCTTGCGCTTTTCGTCTGGCAAAGTAACGCCCAATGCTTTAGTTTGTCTATAAGCCTCTGAGCCACTAATCTTGCCAGCATATAAGTCGTCTTCAATCGTATTTAACTCATCAACATTTTTTGATGCATTTAACTTACTAGCACGATCCCACATAGTAGCTTCTTCGCCAGCTCTTTCAATGTATGCTTTTTTGAGTTTATCCCTATCAACTGTTTTCATTAATTCTGTCAACTTACCAAAGTTACCAGACTCAATAAGTTTAATTGCTTGGGATGGGGTGTCTGCAAATGTTGGGCTTAGTGTGTAATCAACAATAGCATTAAGAACTTTTTTATTAAAGTCTTCTCTAGTTGATTTAACAAACGCTGGATCTCCTGTTTGCATAGCAACTTCAAATATTCTGTTACGCTCAACCATAATGCGATCCGATAATATCTTTGGATCGTTTTCTGATTTTAAGGTGTCAGCAATAATGGTTGATGTTGCAGCCAATGCATCATCAGCTAAAGCAATTTTTCCTTGGGCTACAATCTTTGCAAAATTCTCAGTTGCTTTTACATATACTGAATTACCAGCAGTAGCCATAGAGCTTCTGAACTTTAAGCCCTCCTCAGCATCTACAGCGCTAATTGCTCTAGCGTATCCAGCTGTCAATGACTTAATGGTGGTTTGAACTTCTTTTAAATCAAATGTTCCTGTTTCTACAGTAGCACTTAACTTAGCCAACTCTTGACGGCCAAGAACCTCTAATTCACTACGCAGCTGTCCAGCTTGTACTTTTCTAGCAGCATCACCAAAATATGTACCAGGCTTTGCAAATAACTCAGCTGGGCTTTTGCCCTCTTCCATTGCTTTCATTACTTGCTCTGCGCTAGGCATATTCTCAGCGCCATATTGCATACCTTCACGCTGTGCTTTTTCTGCTGCCTCTTTAAAAGCAAAGCTAGATAAGCGGTCTAATGCAGCGCTAATCCCTTGAGTCATAGCTATGGACTCTTTAATGTTTGCAAAGTCTAGACGTGGTACATCTGCTGGCAAATAGCCAGTTGGTTGGTAGCGTGGAAGTTCAGCCATAGTTAACTACCCCAATCTTCACCAGTTGTTCTAAAGCCACTAGGAGCGCTGCCAAGTTTTGCATATGACATTCCAGCAGATCCTAGCTTACCAAATGCATCAAAGTAGCCAGCCTGTTCAGCAATCTGCCCAGCACCTCGATACAGACTTGCTTGTATTAAACCACCGCGTTGTGCCGTGTCTGCATTTTGTAAAGCAAACGCAAACTCTTTGCCACCGCGAGTATTGTTGACAGCTTGTATTAATCCAGCCGATCCTTCAAAACCTTGTATACCACCAGCAAAGCCGCGAGCTACTACAGCTGCGTTGGCTTGGTTAGTACGTCTAAGAATATCGTTAGCCTGTAACTCATACTGCACAGCTCTGCGGTCAGACTCAACCTCTGCTTGCTTTGCTTGCATTTGATACATCTTGTTGCGGTCTTGGCCAGCCTTGATAGATCCAGCTGCACTAACAGCAGTTAGTGTAATAGCGATAGCTGTTACTGGGTCTTGATACTTCTGTCCAATATGCTTGTTTACGGCTGGGCCATTAAATGGATCACCGATTGGGCCATCAAAGTTTTTAAGGTCTTGTCTAGAAAATCTCATATTAAGTTCCCTGATGTGTTGCTACTTTGTACTCTAAACCAAGCAAGGTCATCTTTAATGGAACGTCTTGCTCAATTGTAATCTTGCCCTCAGTCGTATAGCCTAAGAGTCCATGTATTGTTTTAGTGCCTGTGTACTCGTCAACTGCTTCATCAAGGATGTCACCAAACGCTCTGAATGGCACCTCAATCGTATTAATCTTCATGTGCTGGGTACTAGCCACCAACGCATTAACCTCAACAATCCTCTTCTTAAATCCAATGCGCGTGCCTGTCTGTAGCTTTAGGTCTACCGGCATGGTTACCGCTTTTACAGAGATAGGCAAGCCTACCTCAAATTTAGTAGTTGATGAGCGTGGGAATGTAACTGTGCCACCGCCTGGTACTGCTTGGTTAGCCTGTACAGATCCATCAAGAATAACATTAACTGTTTCTGTAGCTACATGGCTCATGGATACAGATGCAGCAGCTCCACCAGTTTTAGCACAATCTGTAAGCAAGTCGTTGTCAAATGCCTCTACAAAGTATTGGAATGTGCCGTTTACATTGCGCTTGACTACCACATAGATGGTTGATATATCTACACCTACATCTACAAAGGATCCATCTACAGTAATAAACTCGGATGGGGCAATGACGTTTTGGGCGCGTAGCAATGAGAACACAGCCATCATGCCGTCATCTGCATTAGTAATTAGCAGTAAGTCGTTCTCATCAGTAGCCACAGACCTACGCAAAGCCATACGAGTTGGAGTACGCAAGAGATGGCCAGCAAGTAACGATATCTTCTGCGTGACGTATGTAAGCTGCGTATCAGTATAAGCAAACTCATTTAATGATTTCCCTTGTCGTTGTACAAACAGGGTGCCAGACTCTAACTGTTGAACCCTAACACCTTCTTTAATGCCGTTACGGCTTGCTGTTTTAACAAAGAAATTCGTTGGAGTAATTGGGTCAAGGCCGTTTTGAGGAACATAAAATTCACCTCCTGTTGTAAATACTTGTAGGTCTCTGCCAGAGATAATGTCAACAATAGCGTTGAATGTGTTGGTGTCTAGTGTAGCCTCAACCGCATCGTCATCTAAACCTTCTGTTGGGTCAAAGTCAAAGAACAATCCAACCTTAGATCCCCATATGGTTGATGGGCGAGACTTCGATCCACCAAAGTACAGACGGCCTTCATGGAATGTTACAGAGCGTGGCCAGCCTTTACCGCTTGACCATACATCCTCATAGCCTGATTCGTATTCCCACGATCCGTTAGCGATAGCAGAAGTGTTAAAAAATGGGAACTCAGTAATTGCATCAACTGACGTGCCAGATGTGTACTTAACAATCTTAGCTCTGCCTTGTGGAGTTGCGTTGACGTATTGACCAACGCTGCCAGCAGTAAACACGCTAGATGATGCGGTCAATGTAACCTTACCCGATACAGCCGATGGTGTTAGCGTACCCGCTGGATTAGAAAAAGCAGCGGTAAAGGCATACTTTGGAATAGAGTCAAAAGTAATTGCTGTGCCTGTCCATGTAGCATCTGTGCCACCGCGAACAATCTTAATTGGATTAATGTCGGGATGAACCACAATAAGCGTATCGGCAGACTGTGTCCATACAATGTTGGCCAGCCTAGCGCCAGTAAGCCCCAATGCAGATGTATCTAAATAATTATTAGCACCACCATTAATGGCTGTAATCAAAGCCTTATTCTTAAAAACGTGCATCCGATTATGCGTAAAGCAAAGCATATAGGAATCCGATGTGCTGAACTCAAACTCAACCAATCGAGTTCCGTTGCCAGCAGACTCTGTGCTAGTGTTTGGCAAGGATGAAATGTATTTGGTGCCAGGTCTACGTCTAATGCCACCCTGTGGCTGACACACTACGTTGGTGGCCTCTTCTAATGCGTTCTGATAGGCAGCCAAATCAACCCTTGCTCGGAGCAATGGGTCTAACTCACCAGTAGAAAAGTTTGTCTGGATAGAGACAAAGCGAGCCATTAATACCTCACAGCAATAAGTGAGAAATCGTTAATTGCGTTGGTTGGCTGGTTAAGGCCATCAATGTTCATAGCCTGTCTTAGATATCCACCTCTGCCATTTTCAGCTGGTGAGCCAACAGCGACAGACTGCCAATACTGGCTCTTCTCTGTTTGGTCTGTAATAGGTAATGCAAGGTGCCAAGTCATCATGTACTTGAGCAATTGCACAAAATAGCTGGGCATTTCAAACTCAGGTACAGCGTATTGATAGTCAATATAAACCTGTTGATAATCGGTAAGCAGTTTGCTACCCATGATTCTGTATTCTTTGCGTGGCGGGATGCCTGTGGCATTAGTGTCATATACCGCTCTTGGGGATCCTAATCGGTCTCCAGGCAACTGATATTCGTAGCGGTACTCGTTAGTAGGTGTTGTTACTAATTGAGCAATAGAGGTCTTTTTAAAGCTAAATGACCAAGGGTAAAGCATAAGGGCTTGATTGCGAATATCCGCATATAAGCGGTCTGCAATCGATGCCTCATCAGTTCCTTCATTAAATGAGGAGATTGGCTTTGCGCCTAACATCACGCAAGCATCAGAACATATTGATAGTGCGGTATCGCCAGCTGCCATTTAAATCTCCAATGTAAGAATGGGCTATCGCCAGTTTTGCCAGCAATAGCCCATCTTGTTACTAGATACTATTAGTCAGTATCGGTTGCACTTACAGTTGTACCATCAGCAATGTCAACCACACCAGCTGAAGACACAGCGTTGACGTAAGTCAACACTAAGCTGGGGGTAGTAGCGTCATAGACAAAAATAATGTCACCCACTTTTAACAGCGATGCAATGCTGTCAAAGTAGCTTACAGTATTAACTGTAGCTTGGGTGTCTGTTGTTTTATATAAATACATCGATGGTGCATTACCAGACTTCGATGCACAAACAGTTACTAAACCAGTATTAGAATATGCCATATCATTCTCTCCTTAGATTAAGATTCGCGAGCGGTGATTTTGACAATACCCTCATCATCGATGTTAATTGCACCGGCTGAGAAAATGCTGTTCACGAGGAACGAGGTCTTCTCAGGGATGTAGTTAACTTCGGTGCGTGGAGCAATAGCTTCTGCATAGCCGATGGCATCTTTGTGGAAAGCAAAGCAAGTGCGGTCTAAAGACGCATCAACTGCTAGGCCACCCTCAGAGCGGTCACCAAGGATATGGAAAGTAAAGCCCAAGAACGTATTGATTTCACCAGCAACAAGTGCTTTAACAGTATTAAAGTCAGAGCTAGTTACAGCTGTCTCAGACAACAACGATGCTAAACCATTTGCGTGGAGGATAATGTGACGGCCCTCTGGAGGTACGTTATTTTTATCCAATAACTTTTTAGCTTCACGCAACTTGGCTACGTTCATGTTGGTATCGCTACCACCGATATCGTTAGAAACAGTCAAGCTGGTGCTAGATGCTGTCAAAGCATCAAGAATCAACTGGTCTTGTCTACGGCCAATAGCGTGGCCTAGAACTTGTACAAGCTCTTGGCGCTCATCAAAGTTAACTTTAGCCTGGCTGAAAATGTCGCTGTACTCAGCGGCATTAAAGTCAGATAGGGTGCAAGTTACGCTTGAAAATGCTACGTTTAATGGGGTTACATCAGATTGACTAATGCGTGGGGTAGCCACACCTTTGCCAACTTTTGGAAATTTAACTGTAGAACCTTCTACTCCTCTACGCTGACGAACAGCACCTACCAGCATTGCTTTGCCCTGGAAAGCCTGTTTTACCTCAGCATCAAAGAGGGTAACAAAGGCATTAGATAATGAAATGCTCATGTGTTTCTCCTAAATAGGTAAAAAATAAATTGGGTTTTTGCTTTGGTGTGCCTGTTGCCAGGGCCTACGCTTGCTACTTGCGGTAGCCAATCGTCAGATTAATCTGCATCAAGGGCCAATTAAATGGTATGCCTTAAATGAGTTTCTAGCAGAATTGTAGAAAAAATACAACATCTAGTTGCATATTTTTAATTTTTACTAAATGTTGATGAAAAAACCCCCGGCAAACTGCACCGGGGGGAGGGTCACTCTCGTGAGGAGATTCTTTATTTTAGCCGAAATTCTGAGCAAACATTCGCTCAACTTTGGCTCGGTAGGCTGGATCTGTCTTGTACTTAGGATCACCAACCATTTGGTACAACTCGTCTTTGGAGGGAGCGCCTTCAATGGGTACAGACTCAACTGGGATGCGAGAACCTTCATAGGTCTCACGCAGTTTCATCAAAGCCTTTAAGCCTTTGGCAGTACCGCCCATGTACTTAAACTCTTCAAAATCATCTTTGCCCCATACCCCTTTGTTTACAAGACCTCTAGCCCAATCTGTCATTCCTTTAATAATGACATCTGCATTAGGGCCAAGAGATGCTTTCTCTTCAGCAAGTGATCTGGTTACAGACTCTACTTTCTCTGCCCCCATACCAACAACCTTGCTAACCAAACTATCTAAAGCGAGTTGCGATATCCCATTCTCTTGCGCCCAACTCATAACGTGGCTACGAACTGGGTCATTCTCAGGAACAGCACCAAATGCGGATGCATCATACTTACCATCTGCGGGTGCCTTGTGTTTGCCTTGCGATATCTGTTTCCTAAGATCCATCCAAGACTTGGCTATGCCTTCTAGATCGGGGGCTGAATCGTCTTTCTTCCAAAAGTTCTCAGGCCACCAATCAGGCCGGTCTAGCGGAGTGTCATCCTCTTGCTCTGCTAAATGAGATATCTGTGTTGATTCTGGGTTTTGCTGCTCGGTACCTTGGCTGTCCTCAGTTGTTACTGAGTCCAGTAGGCCACCATTCTCTGTGGGCTGGACTGCTTCGGTAGTTTCCATGTTTACATTTTCCTTGCTTTATTAATCCTTGCTTCAAGATCCCTAATTACGCTGTTTTGTCCTTCTCGGTAAAAAGCATAGCTAGGATCAGCGCCAGGCAAGGCAACTGGCTGCTCTAACAAAGTGGTTCTTAACCACTTCATTAGTTTTTCGCCATCCTCTGAGCTGAGAACTCGGAGGCATAATTTGTTTAGGTCTTCTACTGATTGGTCAACATCGCGAATATCTGTAACTACGTTTTCTAGGCCAGCCCATCCGTCAACATTCATCTATTAGCCTCCAGCCATTTTCAGCATTTCTGGTACAGCCTCTGGGTTTTGCTCGGCAACCTGAGCTGCCTGTTGAGCAATCTGCTGGAGATTGTATTGGCGCTCTGCTGAGTCATTACGCAACCTTGATGGGATGCCCAGCTTGTCTGCGATATAGTCTGTAATCTCGCCCATCTTAGGTGTTGCTTGACCCTCTGGTCCAAAGCCTTGAGCCATCTGCACGAACTGCATGACGTTGGTTACGTCTTCCATGTTCTGAGCCATGGCCAATGGGGCAACTGGTGCTACCTTAACCTCTAGTCCATTGACACGCAAAGGCATATCGATAATGCCTCTGTCATCCATTACTTGTAGTATCTTAGATACAAGTGGAATCATGGTCTCATTAATTAATCGGCCAAATGCAGATCCGAGGTTCTGACTCAACTCCTTCATACGTTCTACGACTTCCGTTGCGGAGCGAGCAGACATATTATCCGGAGGCAAACTCTCATCTAGCAGTATGCGCTTAATGTTTCCGCGTAGGTCTCCCATGATAATTTGAGCTACGTTAAAGTCACCAGCTCGTGGCAATGGCTTGAGTGATTCACCTTGTGGGCCACCATTACGAGCTACAGGAATGATTGCGCCAGGCACAATCTTGACTGTTGCTGGATTAAGAACACCATCATCAGCTGCGGTATACACACCAGATATAGCTAAAGATGCGTTCTTTAATACTAGCTCTAGTGTTTTATTTAATGTCTTGATGTCTGGCAACGCAGTAATCAATGGGCCTCTGCCATATATCTCACCGGCTACCTTCATGTAGCGACTGACTACCCAAGGACTCTTCTTGAGTCTGCGATAGACTAGCTCTTGCTTGGACTCTTTGTGGATAACGTGATAGCAGAAGTCTCCACGCTTTGGATCGAATACTGTGGCCTCAATCAACTCAAAGTCTTCAGTTGGCTTTTGGTCAATCTTTTGTTGTAGGTCTGTAGGAATCTCAGCATCTCTCCATTGTTGGATAATAGCCTCGCCCTTAATACGCATACGTCTGTATACATTGTCTACCTGACCATTAGCGCCCTCTTCAAAAGCAACCAAGAACTGTGGCACAGGAATGAAGTTGATTGGGCTAGTATCGTCACCAGGCTGAACCATCATTACAGCTGTACCAACTGCTAGGTCAAGCAAAAACTCACCCATCGCAATGTCAAAGTTAGACTGCTTGAGAGTTGCAAACATCTTGTCTGCGTAGATATCAAGCGCTGCGGATGCCTCTGCCTTGCGGTCTTCTGGAATGTCTGGGCCAGTTTCTAATCTGCACCATTTGCGCTGTGGTGGGAAAATGCCAGACTGTAAACGATTAGCAAAGCGCTGAGTTGAATTAATAGCAGTAGCATCAAATACGCGATTCATCTTCTTAGCACCGCCAACCTTACCATCATAATAGCCGTCATAGAGATTACGTTGTGGCAGAGCGAACTCATATGCCTCATCGTATAGGTCTCTAAAATCCTCTTTCTTACGCAACGCTATGTCGTGGCGCTTGAGGATGTCCTCTGGTTTTAATCTCATCATTTCAGCCATATCAATCCTTTTTGTGTCTATTGGCAAAGTTACGAGCCGCCTCTTTGCTACCGAATCCCCACGCTTGCAACGCTTTCTTTAGTCGCGTTGGTCTGCCTTTCTCATCCACTAATGGCCCAGCCATACCACCAAAGCGAGCAGCAAAAGATACCCTTCTTGGGTTGGTTCCACCCTTAACTGGGGCTTGTAGGTTGCCACCTTCTTTGCGCTCAAAGTATTTGCGCCCAGCCTCGTTAAGCCCACCACTTGGGTTCTGATGTTTTTTTAATGTCATTCGTACCACTCAATCATTAGGTGTGCTGCGTGTGCTTGCGAGTTGACATTCGTAAGACGAAACAAATAAGTAGTTAGCGGTTTTAAAACATATTCAAATGTAAACAGCTGACCTCCACCACCTTGTTTATTTGCTGGCACAAACTCTGAAAATATTTCTGTGCCTGTTGCTGTAACAGTTGGCGCTAGTACGGCAGCAGCTGCGCTTGCAGTCGTAATAACTCTATTACGTCTGTGGACTGTCATTGCTGTGCCACCGCTCGTGGTTGGTGACTCGTATGCAAAAAACTCAGCCTCTCCTGATCCACCATAATCAAAAACAGCGTGAGCAGAGTAATTAGCTGGCCACGCAATTGCTATGTCAATGCTTGCACCAGCACCTAACCCAGCAGAGTATGGAAACATCTTGTAAACGTAATATGCTCTTCCCTCATGCAAACGCAGATGATTTATATCAACTGTTGGGAATGGTCTATCCGAACTCGCAAGAGTCTGTACGTTATCTTTATCAACGTAGCTTGGAGAAACATGGCGAGATTTAGTAGAGAGCGACTCACGCTCAACTGTAATCGGCATTATTTCTTCTTGGGCTTCATTGCAGTCTTAGCGGCTTTAACAAATGCAGCATCTGTAGGAGCGCCAGGAGAGCCAGGCTTACGCATCTTCTCCTTAGATCCCGCCTCGATCCGCTCACGTTTTTTATGGATATTGGCATAGAGGCCAGCTTTCATATTAATACCCTCCCGCTTTACGGCCTTCAGACATAGCAATCGCTTTTGCCTGAGCTGGTGTTTTTACTTTCTGACCAGAGCTTGACTTGAGTTTTCCTTTAGAATACTCACGCATTACTTTGGCAACTTTGGCTTGCATCTTATCTGTATCTGGCATGATTGTCCTTTATAGGCTTTGGTTAGAGCCGAGGGTTTCTTTCATCCCCATCTCTGGATTTAAACGTGCATCCGACAAGAGCTGACGGCCTCTACGTCTTGCGCCACGCATCTTTGCACCAGCCTCTTCTTGTGCTTGTGTTGCTTTCTCAACACCAGCAACTGGTTCTGGTATTTTCTCAGGCTCTGGAGCCTTTGGACTACCACCGCCACCACCACCGCCACCGAACACACCTGGAAATATTCCACCCATGATTAGCTCACTTTCATATCGTTAGAGCCAAGCTTTTGGATGCCTGTCTCTGGGGTTAAACGTGTATCCGATAACAACATTCGGCTACCACCTCGTAATCGTGCTTTAGCACGAGCTGCGTTTTGCTCGGCTAGTTCGCGCTTTTCTTCTTCAGCTTGCGCCCGAATGCGAGCCGTTTCTTCTTTAGTCTCATCAGCTGCTCGTTGAGCGCCACTAGTATCTGGAGATCCACCAAATAATCCACCCATTTAATACCTCGTCATTAGTAAGTAATCCACCTTGTCAGGGCCATACATCCTTAAAATCGCTTCGGTCTCAAACCTTAATGCTTGCGCATAACGTATTGCCCGAATATCGTCAGTTCTAACAGTTATTTGCAGTCTGTGCAAGTGGAGATATCGGATTGCGATATCTACAAAGGTTCTGCCACATCTAAGCATAGATGTTGGGTGTTCTCTA